AGACGCATTTGACTTTAAGCTGGCTCTTTCACCGCCGCCTACAGTTTCTCTGAAGGTGTAGCCACCTGCTGTACGTCCAATACCAATAGTGCCATTTACCTCAAGCGCAGTAGCTGGACTGCTAGTGCCAATACCTACGTTGCCGTCTGCGGTTAGCGTCATTACATCGCTAGTTTGATAACCGCTATTGTAAAGCGAACCAAACCGCATTTTAGCTTTAGGCGCTGTATAGTCTACGCTGATTCTGCCAAGAGTATTTGTAGCGTCAGTCCACTCAATTGACTTGTTACCAGAAGGGTTGTTCCAGCCTGTCTCTAACCGTAAAAGAGTAGCGGCAGAGCCTGTTGAGTTTTTTAAATGAAGCCTAGCACTAGGCGAGCTAGTACCGATACCCAACGACTCCGCAGAAGCATCCCAGAACAACTTCGCAGTCGTGCCAGTGTCTTCGTAGAAGCTAATGTCGCCGTTGCCAGCAATATTGAACCTGCTTACACCGTCATCTCTAATTCTAAAGTTGTTAGCTGATGCAGAGCCTGAACCAAAACTTACTATCTGAAAATCGCTTGAGGCATTAGAAAAGTCAACGACAGTTGAAAAAGTACCGCTAGGGGTAAAGTTTACAAGCGAGTTTCCTGAACCACCATCAACAGTCAAACCGTCGCTGACGACACTTCCAGTTACGTCGATGCCTGTGGAGGTTGTGGCTAGTTTGGTAGCTCCTAAGTGCAAGAGCGAAACAGTACCGCCAGAGCCTCCATCGACCATAGTAATGTAGTCATTACCATCGGCATCACGGAGACTTAGGTTTGTACCCTTAATGAATAAATTGCCTGTTCCGCTGTCTTCAATTACAGAATGACTGCCTGAATGATAAATTTGCAGGTCATTACCAGCGCCGAAGATAGCCTTGTCGTTGTCACCAAACGATACATTTGCTGTAGTAGTCAGACCTGCAAAGGTCGGTGAGTCAGTAGTGGCTACGCCTTGGTTCAGAGCCTTGACGCTTGCTTCGCTGGTCAACTCTGAGTCCATCAAGGCACCAGCGGCTGTAACATTAGTTGTGTCCGTTACGTCTGCTGAGGTTTCAATACCGTCCAGCTTAGTGTGGTCAGCATCGGTAAATACATTGGAGTCCGTAGCGGCTTCTACTGCGGCTCTAATCTCAGCATCTGTCTGATCTGCTGTAGCACTAGCCTCAATGCCATCTAGTTTACTGTGATCTGCGTCAGTAAAGACGTTAGAGTCTGTGGCAGACTCAACTAACGTACGAATCTCTGCGGCTGTTTGATCAGCAGTAGCGCCTGCTTCTATACCATCTAACTTAGCACCGTCTGTAGCAACGTCACGGCCATCAATAGTTCCGTCTGTAGTTAAGTTGCCAGAGATAACAGGAGCAGTCAGAGTCTTATTAGTAAGTGTTTGTGTGCCTGTTAAGGTTGTAACAGTAGAGTCAATATCAAAGGTAACAGCATTACCTGAGCCAGTTGTATCAATACCAGTACCGCCTGTGAAGGTCATGGTCTCAGTATCTAAATCAATATTTAGTGCGCCGCCTGAGTCTGCTTGAAAGTCTAGGTCTTGCGCTTGGAGTTCTGTGGTTACAGAGTCAACGTACGCTTTTACGGACTGCTGTGTAGGAACTAATGTCGCACTGTCGGACGCCATGTTGTCTTCATCGACAAAGGCAGTAACGTTGATAGTCCCGTCAGAAAGCGTTTCAAAAGAAGTTGTGCCAGTAAGTGTTGCGCCTGCGGCATCAGCCTTAGTCGCAATAGCTGTAGAGATTGCATCGAACTCTGTCTCGAATTCAGCGCCTTTAATAATCTTGCCGCTGTCCCCAGAGGGTAACGAATCCTTGGCTTCAAAGTCTGTAGTCTTAGTGTAGTTAGACATCTGAGGTTCCTATGCAAATTGGGGTACAAAGAAGAAAAGCCCCCCGAAGGGGGCCAGGCATCATTACTCAGCGACTGCGAGTACGAAACCAGCTTCAGGACGATATACCTGAATACCGTACAGGCAATCAGCCGTGTACAGAGTCGAGAGGTATTCCTGCTTGTACTGAGTCTGCGAGCGAACTGCTTGCTGTTCTGCCATAACGATAGCGTCAGAGTGGAACAAAAGAGCCGCACGAGTATCAGCAGATCCAGCCGTGTTGTCTCCAGCCGCCTCAATAGTACGGCAGTTAGCTGAGACATAAACGTCTACACCGTAAAGGTTACCAATCAAGCCAGAGTTAACAGCTTGGCCCGATACGAAGTCAGAAGACACGTAACGGTCGATACCCATAATGGTGTTACGAACAGAAGGTGGAATGATAAGTGAACGTCCATCCATAGGTACGTTGTTGTCATCAAGCTTCTGGATCATGTCGCGGAAGAACGCATCGGTAAACACGTCAGCAGGAACGATAGTATCGTCAGTGTACTGAGTAGTTGTACCGCCGTCGTTGAAGAAACAACCAGAGTGCTGGTAGTCAGTTTCTGCTGGGCTAAATACAACAGCACCGCCGTCACCAAAACCAGTACCTGCCGCGTGGAGATCGTTATCAATCTGCACAGCAAGCGCATAACCAGCATCTTCAGTATAGAACTGACGGAGGCTAGAAAGTGCCTGAACTTCTACGATGTCTTCGATTAGACGTGAGTATTCGAAGTGACGGTCGATATCAACAGTCAATTCGCCTTCGGTGTTTGCGATAATTGTTACCGCAGTGTCAGCCGCTTTCGCATTCGCATCACCACGTACGGGCTTTGGAATGTGAAGCTTGTCGCCTTTCTTGCCTGACATAGCAAGCTTTTTAACAAGCGGAGCCATCTTCAGGTTCTTTTGGTAAGCGGCAATAATCTCATCACTCCAGATTTCTGGAATGAAAGTACTCGCTTCCGTCTTCGCAGTATTACCGCCTGCGCCGGGGTATGTTGCAGTAGCCATGTCAATCTCCTATTGGATTATCTGACTCGACCCTCTGCGTATGCTTGCAGGATTTCACCTGACAAGGATTGGTAACGCGCGGGGTCATCGTTCATTAGTTTAATAATGTCGGCCCTGCGATATATTTTCTTCGTGGAACTCTCGGCGCTACCCTTGGCTTTACCTGTATTAGCCGCCCTCAGTTGTTGCTTACGCACCTGTTTTTCAACATTAGCGGTTTGCTGTGCCACTACTTTTCTTTCTTTCCAAAGAGAAAATAGCTCGTCAGCCGCGTCAGCATTGTACTGTTGGTCAGCCTCTACAAATAATTGAGTCCGGATTTTGGATGCTTTGATCCACTCTGCAAACTTAGGATCACCAAGAATTGTTTGCATATCTGGGTGTTTGTTACCCAAAGATGATAACGCCGCTTGCTTCCTATAGTCTTCAGTGTATTTCGCCGCCTCCCTAATCTTAGGATGGTTCTCAATTGCCCTATTAACAGCGCCTTGAGGATCCGTAAAGTAATCAATATCACTTTCAGGTTCGACAATTTGCTCAGGTGCTTGCGATGGTGTCTGATTACTAATGTATTCATCCACTACCTTACGAAGCTCACCGACTTCAGAAGAGTGTCGACTCATCACCTTTTCAACTTCTTGGTGCATCTGAACAACGTCTTTCAGAGATTTACCACGGTAACGCTCTGGAATATCGTTATCAGTGTCTTGCTCTACTGAGTCTTGAGGTTGCTCAACAGCCTCTTCAGGCTCCTGAATCTCGTTTACTTCAGTTTCAACGTTGTCCACATTCTCCTCTTCGAGGTGGGGATCAACCATTGTTGCTCGTGACATATTAAACTCCGTCAGTTGGAGATTTACGTTTCCTGCCAGCGGCTTCGTGTTCCCGTACCCATTTCATATGACGTCCCGGAAAGTCTCCAGAATGCCCATCGAGTACGCACTTAGGCGCTGACAGCATCTTAGTAGCAGTCAAGCCACAGTCGCACCTACTGACTGTCTCTCCACTGCGTACCATCTTTTCAAATATACGACCGCAATCACAGCGAAAGTCATATATTTTATACATCAAGCTCTTCCTGAGCTTCCGCCTCGGCTTGGTCTCGCGCCGCAGAAATCGTCCCCTCAAGGTTGATAACTGTAGCTAATGCGGCAACCTGGCCTTTGCGATAAAACAATTCTTCCTGATCTTTGACGGTTTGAAGATCTGCTAGCTGTCTAGCGTTGTTACCTAACTCTTCAATCAACTGCTTAAAACCCGGATGGCTAAAAAGCATATTGTAGTTGTCAAAGTACTCCTCAAGTTCAGGTGTCATATCTCATTCTCTCTTTGGTTGATTTGTGCGTTTTAGCACGGTTTTTTAAAAATGTCAGGCTTTTTTGGTGGTCTTACGTCTCCGACCAGAAGCCGTAACAGCATGTTTAATCTTGGCTGGCCCCGTCTTTCGCTTTGCCGAAGACTTTTTTTCTGCCGCAGTCATCTTTGCCGCAACAGCTTTGGGGCGACAAGAAGGGTAGGGGCGCTTGCTTTTCTTGGCTGATTTACGACCACAAGACTTACCCGTCTTAACGTCTACCCAATCTTCTTTAAACCACTTGGTTAGCCCGCCTTTTGTTTTAGCCATAAGTCCCACCACGTTTTTTGTAGGTCTTAACTAGCCATGCATTAGCGTACGCACTGGGGTAAACATCAAACTTACGTTTGGCCTCAGATTTAACCCGCGAGTAAAGAGCTTTGTTCTTTACGTTGTCAGGTATAGCACTTTTCTTTTTAGGCTTTGCCTTTGCTTTAGGCATGACTACTTTTTCTTTTTGTTCTTCTTGTTAGTCATCATGCGCCCATTACGCTTAGGCATAGCAGGCTTCTTCTTTGGCTTAGTTGTCTTCATTCCGTAACCGGGCATAACGCTCTCCTTACTTTTTATGAACCTTCTGAACCGTAAAATCTGCTGACTTAGATGCACCTTTATGCGGCTTGTAGCCTTCGGATGGATCTTTCATTAGCTTGTACTCTTTACCTTTCTTCATCCAGTGATAGCCGTCAGGTGCCTTAACTTTCATAGCCTTTACCATTTGACCTTATGCGACCAATAACGCGCAGATAGTTTACTGGGATTTGAATCCTGGGCATTGTGCCGGGCGTAGTAACTCTTTTTTCGCGCTTTGTCCTTTGCGCTTTTAGGGTTCTTACCTGCACCTTTTACTCCCTGCTGACCAAACCGTATGGTCTTGATCTTATCACCCTCTTTCGCAACTACAACATGCGATTTAGTGGGATGGCTGGGGGTTTTCTTCGGCTTGTTGTACCCGCTTACGCCTACGCGTTCGAGGCGCGGATCCTTCTTGCTCATTGGTTAAAGCCTCCACCTTGGCTTGGAGTTCCTGCACTTGGCGCTGGAGTGGCTCCATTTGGCTTTGGAACCGCTGGAAGATCATTTGGAGTTCTCTGTCGGTTAGCATTCTCTTTTCCTTGGATTTGTTTCTCTTTAATTAAACGATCGGCAATCTGCATACGACGCTCAAACTCTTTGTCGTCTTGATCGCCTTCACGCAAGTTTCGGGTAACAGCGTTGATTCTGTCAATCTCTAGCTCTTGCGGAACTACTGCCGCTTCAGCCGCAAGCTTCTGTGCTCTAGCCGCAGACTCTTGTGCCTGTGCAGATAGTGCCGCTGTCTGAGATTGCTGGAACGCCATCTGCGCCTGCTGGGCTTGTGCCTGCATTTGCTGTGCTTGTGGGTTTGGTTGCATCGCCTGTTGCATTGCCGCAATGAGTTCCTCACGGTTCGACAAGTTCATGTTGTCTACTACCGATTGGATAAGTGTTGTGTACAGAGGAGAGTCTTTGCCCATCGTCTGCAACAACTGCACTAGCTGAGTAACTTCGTACTCACGAGCAATAATACCCAGAGTACTGCTAGCGTTAAACTTGTAATCTGCAACGGGGTAAGATTCGGGATCAAACTGCATATACCTATGTGCGGCTTTCTTAACAAACGGAATCAAGAAAGACTGTTGGAAGTTAATCAATGTACGCTTGTGGCGCTTAATCAGCGCACCTAACGACATGCTAATACCTGCTGCTGTAGATTCACCGTTAACCTGACCTGCAATACCTGCTGAGTCTACTGCGCCTGTAGCTTGCTGAACCATCTGCTGTAACGCGCCAGCTTGTGCGAAAGTAATCTGATTAACCTGACCAAAGTTAAATGGCTGGAGCACCTCTCTAGGATCTCCGTTAGTCAGAATCATCTTGCCGGGGCGTATTTCTGGTTTAGCACCTCTAGGCAGTCTAGTTGCATCCAAGGCCATCATTGGGTGGATAGTCAAGCTTAGTGCGTCGATTCTAGCCCGAAGCTCTGTATCGAGTGCTTTCTGTGAGTTGTAACCCTTCTCGCAAACGCCTCTTCCCCAGAACCGCCCAGGCACTACATCCCACGGGAATGCTACGACCGGACGATCCTGCATCATGTAGGGGTTGGCTTCCGCCTTAAGAAGTATTCCGCCGTTAGCAATAACAACGATTGCCTCAACGTACTTTGTATCTTCGCCATCACCAAAGTCGTTTTCATCGCTCATTGCATCATTAAGAAGCTCGCGAGGAACAAGGCCGTAGTATTTAGTAAGACGTACCTTGTCGTCGTTGTAGATTGTAATGTCTTGGTCAGGCTCAAGGTCTGTGTCAGACGCCGCCGGCCCTACATACTCGTCACGATAAACGCCTTGCTCTTGAAGAAGCTCTACTTGGTGACGGCTAACAAACTCATCAATACAAACACCTAATGCCTCATCAACACTTGTAGCAACAGGGTCAATCAAGAAGTTTTGAGGAAGTACGGGTCTAAGCTTAACCTTTACTCTGTCTTGAATGTTAACGCCTACTGCCTGAAGATCGCCATCCATGATAGGTTGAGTGGCAGGAGACATCTCCTTCATTTCTTCAATGACAATTTCGCCAATGCCTGTACCAAATACGGCGGCATTAATAAGGCATTCCGCAACAGACTTACGAATCATGCAGTCTTCAAAGTCTTCAGTAAGCTTGTTTCTTAGGAAAAGAACGTCGTCTTTTGAGGTGTCCCCGAAGTTATCAGAGACATCAAACCACTTGCCCCTTCCAAATGTAGCCTCTTCTAGCTCAGCAACATTGGACTCAACAGCCTGTTGTAAAGCAGGAGAGATAATACGGCTACGCTCACTCCGGCGCTCGCTATCAGAAGGATCCCAAATCCCACGCCATAACCGATAGTATTCTTCAAAGCGGTCTTCATAGTTAGATTCATAGTAATCACGCCAGTTTTCGCACTTTGTTATAACCCAATCTTCTAAGGATTCTTGGATCATTAAAGGATCTTGTTCGTACAGGTCGCTCATATTAGTATCCCGCCACTATGTCTAAGATGTCGTGGTCGTCTATTTCGTATTCATAGTCATAAGCCACTTTGGCTAGTTGGTCAATGTAAGCCAATGCGTCTATTAAGTCATCATGGGTCAAAGGATCAGGGAATTGGAACAGTTGGTCAAGGAATCTTGAGTTCCATTCGCCTTTGTTTAGGGTGATATACCCATTTTCAAAGCGGCCCTGCAATGCCCACATGACCCTATCTATTTTCTTTTTGTTGCCGTGGGTTAGTTCTTCTACCCGGAAAAACGTACCGTACTTCTTTTGTAGGTCAGCAAGAGGAGACATAACCGCTTGCTTGGCTATGCCCCTCTCGATACCCACAGATACTGGCCTGTAGTCTCTTACGGCTTGGAAGATTTTGATGGCCGTTTCGTCGAGCGTCCACCTGCCGTAGATGATGTTTTCGACGTACCAGCCTTCTTCCGAGACGTCGACGACGGCGATCGCGGTTTCGTCGAGCTTCGCGTTTTTGGTGCGCTTTTTGTTGACTTCTTCAAAGCCGGCGAGGTCGATGGCGATGTAGTAGTCTCCACGGGGCTCTCGATCTGCTTCGACCCGAACCCAATCTTCTTTAAACATTTCTGAACCACGAGCTTCAAAGCTCGCCATAAATTCTTGACGGAATGCATAACTAGACATACTCCTTTTAGCAGTATTGATTTCATCTTTATCAAGCAGAGGATTATCGTAAGAAGTAAAATGGTAGGCCGTGTAAGTTTCATCATCACCCAGCTCCGCATACTTATACAATTCGTAAAAGTGATTCCTTCCCATTGGTGTCCCAATAAACATGGCACATCCCTTTTGGTCGGCAAGTGCCGGTCTCAGGATTTGCTCGAATACATCAGGCTTCATATCCGCGTATTCATCGAGAACTAAGAACTTGAGGCTAACACCCCGCATCGTCTCTGGTCTATCGGCGCCCTTGAGGCTAATGGTTGCTCCATTGACCAGTTTAATTTGGAGATTATTGATGTGACTACCAGCGATAACAGGATGACCCAACTCCAGAAGAGTTTGCCACATGATGTCCCGCGCCTGTCCCTGCGTTGGTGCAACGTAAAATACATGTCCCCTATCGGCCTGCAAAGCATTGACTATCAACATCCATGCGGCGAGGCGAGACTTACCCGTACGTCTGCCAGCCGCTACAATTTTAAATCGGGTATCGTCTGCCCAGACTTCTTGTTGCCAAGGCAGTAGCTCTATATTGAGATCACTCATAGAAAGCTATGATCCATTGAAGTTACTAAACACCGGAGACGCTTCTATCAGGTCGAAGGTAACAACTACCTCTACGTTACCTGCACTACCACTAGATGCCTTGATAATGTCTCCGGGTTGTAGAACAAACACGGCATTACCGTCAATTAGCAGGTTTTCCTTAGAAGATATGTTAGTACCGTTGTAGATATACACATCTGCCGTGGGACTAGGCTTGTCTACAAACAGCGTAATGCTGTTGGTGGAGTTATGCAGGTTAGCAATAAACGCCATATTCCAGTGAGCTACGTAACCAGCGGGGATTTCTACGATTGTTTGCGTAGAAGTGTCCGTTAGGTTCTTGTTTTTGGTGTACAGCATTAGGAATACGTCCACATAACGGGGGTTGTGTCCCTGCTATCGACGTGAACAAAGGATCTAGCCACGCCAATCCCACCAAAATTAAGCTTTAGTGCCTCGTGAACGATATTCATGCGCTCAACACCGTTGTTTACGCGGATATCACAGGCGATACCCTGCGAATGCGTCCCTGGCTTTTCCTTATTCACCTCATTGGGGTGGGTAGAATCCCTGTACCCCGAGGTAATTACGAACGGAAAGCCGCAGGCTTCGCGTAACTGGTCTAATTTCTCCAGAAACGCGTCATCCATTTCGTTTTTGTTGGTGTGCGTACAGTTGAACTCTTCTCTTTTAAAGTATTTCACCGTTGTCCCCATCAATAATGGTAGGTTGGATAGTATTAGGATCGAAGTCACCCATAGTGGAGCCCGCATCCTTAACATCTGCCGTGCCAACCCCAGTAATGTTGATCTGAATAGCAGATTTCCCGCCATTTTGCACGACATCTTTTTCAAATGCCGCTACAGGCAGGATTCTATCCATTACTAACTTCCATGCGGCAGACTGGTTCTTGTGGTCATCATCCAATGCGGCATCGAATATAGTATCTAACACCAACTTAGATTTAGGAGAGGCCAGCATACGAGCTTTATACTCGTTGATCTTAGCGGCATCACCTTTAGGACGGCCTACTTTACCCCTACCACCTTTGGAATTAGCGGCTAATGCTTGTCTACTGGGTTTAGTGCGTTTCTTTTCTTCTTTTATCTGCGCTTTACGACGTTGCTTGTAAGTCAAACCGTCGTCTTCGGGTACATCTACTCTTTTGTCTGCCATAAAAATTAAAGGTTGTATTTATCCAACCCGCCCTCCCTATCCTATATATATACTCGGTGGTAAACAACCCCCACCTTACCTGATAAGAATGCCAATGCAAAACGGTTATAAAAACATGAGGTGAATCAATGATTTGGCATAAGACTAAAATGACTCTTTTTTGTGTCTGGGTGGGTACTATATACACCTAACAACTACAAATACCCCTCCCCCCTCTGTTTTTCTGTCTGTATTTTCATAACTCTGACCGTTTAATCCTACTGACTCCGCTATATGTCTACGCTATGGCTGGCGCTAGGGTATTGATGCTGTGAATGTGGGGAAGTGTGGGGCAAGGCGGCACCCATAACCCCAATAACCCATAAACCATAACCCCCAATTCCTAACCGATCAGCTCCAACCAAAACCTTTTGTCACATTTAAAAATAAATAAAAAAAGTTTTGTCACATTCTCTTGTGCCTATCCATTAGATGTCCATAATGAATCCATCAACAACGCAACGGAGAAACCGAAATGACAAACCAAGAACTTCACGCAATGATCATTCAGTCAGTAAACGAGCTGAAGCGCCTACATCGCACAGAAGCGAATTACATCGAAAGGGATTTTGACGGCACAAACGAATCATATGGATTCTTGAATGACATACGCCGAGACATGGAGCGATGCGACAAGATCATTGATGAATGCCAACGAGAAATGCTTCTAAACAAGCTGAGCGAAATCAACAACGGAGAGGCCGCATAACGCGGCCCATCACTTCAAACAGAAGAGGGTTAACCATGTATCACGAATATCAACTGGTGGAAGAAAACGGCGACATCGTTTGTGAGGTCAAGTCGCACGATACGCGCCTGTCATACGAGGATTATGCGGCGAGATACATCGTCCCGCTATGCCGAGACCTGAGCGGAGGCGATGACGGCGAGCGCGTCTATTGGACAGAAAAATATCCTAAGCAGTGGGATTAAAGCCTAGCCAGTCGGCCCCTTGCGAGGGGCTTTCTGGGTGCGCTTTGCACCACCAACCAACAACAGAGAGAGATTCAACAATGAACAAGACGCAAATCAAGAACGCTATCAACAACGCAATGTGCGAGTTTTCAATATTGCGACACCTTGGGAACTTCGACGTATTGCGCGAGATGGAAGATTATCAGCGCAAGCAACAACGCAAAATGAAGAACGCCGCACCTTATGGCGCAAAGCTGGATTCGCTGTCGTTGGTCGCTCGCTACTTCGTAGCAAAGAACCTAATCGACGCGGCAGACAATCCGCAACACTTCAGGGCCCGCGATATCTTGCACTGCCAGAAATCCTATTTGCTCGCTCACGCATTGTTGGACGCATACCCTGAGAAGGTGGCGGGCGCGGTTGAATCACTCCGGCGCTACGTCCCAGAGTTTGAGAGCCTTACTTATACGTGCGGAGAGATCGTAACGAGAGAGGAGGAAGCCGCATGATTAACGAAAGCGAGCTATTCGGCTTTACTGTAATCGACCGGGGCGGCGGCGAGATGTTCAGCTCCGAGCCTGAATATGAGACAGGCCAAGAGGCGCAAACAGCCGGTGAGCACTCACTGTGCGACCTAAACGGCGGGAGTCTTGAGGTGTGGCTGTGGGATGACAGCCTAGAAGACATAACCAAGACATGGGAGGTGTGAACATGTGGAAAGTAAACCTAGTGATAGGCGGTTTAATCGTAGGCACTGCCGCTCACGTCATCATTGCATTTATGGCGGCGATTAATTTCATGTGGTGGACAACGGCGCTTGCAAGTGTGGCGTCCCTTGTCGGCTTTTACTTTATTGACCAACTAGAAACCTTAAAAAGAGAGGAGTGTTAACGATGGGCCCAAGAATTGATAGAAACGTGGAGATGCCAGAGCGAGTAGACATGCCCGGCAAGTGGAAAGATTTAGCCAGGCAAATGGAGGTGGGCGACAGCGTATTTTTTGAAGGCGCTAAGTCAATTGATGACCACCCGCGAAGTCTCAGAAGGGCGGCTGTATCGCTAGGGATGCGCGTTAAATTCTTCGCGATAGATGGTGGCGTTCGCGTATGGAGGATCGAATAAGGCTGGATAACTTTGCCTAACTTGTTTAAACTTTATGGATGTTTAGAAGGAGATCAGCATGGTACAACGTTACTCTTACGGAGAGACGGGAGACCAGATACGCCAAGCGGCAGACAGCTATCTGCACAGCGGAGAGGTTAACGTTTACGAGTTCATTTACTGGTGCGAGCGGTTCGGTCTAGCCAGTGAAGACATCATCGACATTTTAAAAGAGGAGTTAGCAGAATGAAGCCACTACGAGAGAAGGTAATAGAGGCTTGCCCTGAGCTGGGCAACGCTGAGGTTAAGATACTAATGGAGGAGCTACGCGTTAACAGTCGCGACGAGAACGTCTATGAGGCGCAGATCAAAGTCACTGCCCGCAGTTTGTTTAGCGAGCTGTACCGCTGGCGTGAGTTCAGAAAGCGTGAGGCTATCGCTACGGCGGTTGAGTTGCTCAAGGATGTGGACGCAATACTTGCCGACATACCCGACATGAGCGACGAGGTAGCGCGCACACAGCAAGACGTGCAATCAAATGTCGTGTACCTTTTCAAAGAGTTGGACAAGTGAGCGAGCGTTATTACCCGGCGCAGTTAGTGAGGGTGTACTTCAAAACCTGCGCTGTTAAAAAGGTTCAGCCCACATTCGAGGGGATGCACGAGTTCATTGCTGAGGTTCAAGGCGAGCAACAATACAACGGCATCAACATTAAAAGCATAGGCGAGGTGTTCAATGGCATTCCGTACAAGCGATAACAAAATTCTTATTCAAATAAACGCAATCGTCCCGGATGACGTGGATGATTTTCATGGAGCTGAGATCGAAGACTTTGATCGCGACAAGCTACAAGCTTTGTTGCTGGTAGACGAGGACGAGATTGAGGCAGACGTAGCAGTACATCGAGAGGTATTTACCGATGAGGCATGGGGGCAAGTCGCCGTCTTCACTGAGGAGTTCATTGAAGTCATTAGCTGTAAATGGAAAGGCTTTCATATCATCAACGCGGAAGACGTTTGTCAGGGGTTACATCATGAAGTTTAAAGCACCCAAGGAACTACCCCTGGATTCATTGGAGCAGTCGCTTCAAATGCTGAAAGGCCTAAAGGTGGTCACTGAAGTAGACGAGACCCCGGAGCTGGGATCGTGTGAGTTCTACATGAACGATTATCTCGACATGATCGAGCGGGATTACAAGCACGGCTGGTCTGATGCCATGCGGAACCAATCAAATCTGTGTACGTCTGATGCGTACATGCAGGGTTATCAAGATTGCCGGTACGAAAAAGAGTACCTGAGCAGAGATTTCACCTGATAAGATGAACCGGCCTAAGGCTCCTCTTGCCTGTTGGCCGGTTGGTCGCATCCCGGTAGGCTAAATTGCGACACTCCTGCCTAGAGATCAAGATGCATTTCCTGCACACCCTCTTCTCCATCATGGATTATCTGCCACCCCTCAACGTCATGCCAAAACTCAAAGAAGCCCTCAAGGATATCCTGAATGTCGTCTTCGGTAGGCATTTCAACAAACTCAATTAGCGCAAGAGTTTTGTTTTGCAGGCTTGATATTCGATAGACTTTGCTCATGGCTAATTACTCTCCCTTTCTAACGCACCATCAATGGCGGCCCTTGTTGTAAAGGGTTTCTCGCTCGCATCCTTAAAGTAATTAATGCCTTGGTCATCCAAGATGCGGATAAGCTTTGGCACCTGATACACCTTGAAGATGTCGAACAGGTCACGGTAGTAAAGGTATTCAGTTTGATCTGTCATTTGAATCTCCTATAAAAAAGCCCCGCCGAAACGGGGCAAGGGTGTGGGGAAAGGAACGAAAACCCCACACTGGAAGTTACCAAGGGATGTCGTCGTTAGGGACAGGCGCTTGCTTAGGCTGTGCGTTAGCCGTTGGCTTCCACATGTCACGCTCTGCGTACAGCTTTCCACCCTGAGACTGCTTGATATCAATGTTAATCCACTCAAGGCTGGGATCTGCCTTCTTCTGTGCGGCAACCCATGCACCGAACTCATCAAGCTTAAGAGAGATCTTCTCCTTAACCCAGTCTGGCGTGCCTTCGGTCTTGTTCTTGATGATCATGCCATCAACAAATACTTTCTCATCATTCATGGTTACTCTCCCATTACTTTTCGTGCGGCATTGAACTCATCGGATTTGAGCGCGGCACGTTCAGCCGTAGTAAATACCCCGCCCTTTGAAGGTGCTAGCCACAAGGCTTGCTTGTCTTCGTTTGAAATCTCAGCCCATGCTTCGGCTACGCTCTCCCACTTCGGCTCATCCATGTCGATGTACTCCTTGATGAAGTAGATAGAGCCAGAGTTATTGCGCCATGCTTCGTTGTGAGCAATCAGCTTTTCCATATCCTCCTTGGAGGCTTGGCTACTCTGCTGAGTAATCGCGTTAGCTACCTCATCTGCTGAGGCTATCTCGGAGCCACCCAATCCGAAGAAGGCTAAGGCCCTGCCGACGGCACTGGTCTCTGCATTCTCTAATGCTGAGGTTCGATTAATCTTGCTTGCTGTTCTAACTTCTTCAGCGTAGCCAGTAGCAATGACTTGGCCGGCACAGGCTATGGTTGCCTTGACAATAACGAGCATGTCATTAGCCTCGACTAGCTCGGTCTGAATGGTGAAGTCAGGGTGCTTCTCTCTAAACTCTTGAATACGCAAGGCTACAGTTTTGTACTCCTTGCCATGAATCTTTACCGTTCCACTCATCTCATTCTCCTTTGTTGAAATGTACTGAGATGTAATGAGTGTACTTAAGTTGTAAGAAGATGTAAACATCTGTAAACATTTGCAATCAGGAGCACTGACGTTTGACAGTTGGCCAAAACTAGAGCAAAGTTAGAGACTTTTCTGGAACAAAAAAGGAGATAAGAATGATGGATGATTGGGAATGGTACGTTCAAGAGCAGAATAAAATCTCAGTACCACCAAGTCAGATAAAGCAACCCTCAGCATGGGCAGAAAAGGAAAGGGCGATCAATGAAGCCTTCCCCGGCAACCCATATTTCACAAAGCAAAACGGATCTTCAGCTTTATCAAGGCTGATGTCTGCCTCAGTAAACGGAAGAATCGAAGAGCTAGAAGAGCGCCTCGCACAAGAGCGGGACGTGATTCCAGGCATGATTACAACCGGCACAGTCACTCTAGTCTACGCACCCAGTGGCGCAGGCAAGACAGTGTGGATACTGGGCAACCTATTCCAATCTATTCGCAACAACCTGATACGCGGCTCCGATGTCATCTACTTCAACGAGGATGACGGTGCCAAGGGTGTGCTTCAGAAGGCGAAGATGGGTAAGCGCCACGGCATGAACATGATTACCTTGGCTAACTCTGTTGACCCTAACCTACGCAAGACAGACGACGCGCTTCGCATGCTCGATCAGATACGCATAGAGGGCGAGGCCAATGGCAAGATCGTAATATGTGACACCCTTAAGAAGTTTGCACCAGTGTTAAACAAGGGCGACATGCGGGATGTACTTCACGTCTTCCGTGAGTTCGCGGCGGCAGGCGGAACAGTCATCCTACTGGGCCACTGCAACAAGCATCGGAGCATGGACGGTCGATTGATCTACGAAGGCGTAGGGGATCTGAAGTCAGACGTTGACAATATGTTTGGCCTTGACCCAGTGAACGATAAGTTCGCCGCCTATCAAGAGCTTCTAGTAATCAATGAAAAGGATCGTAGCCAGATCAGCTTCGAGGGTGGCTTCAAGTACAAGCAAACTAGCGCAGTTGTTCAGTACGAAGAGTCTGTAGACTCTGTTGAGTTCATGAGTACCGACGATATTAGCGAGCTGAAAGAGAAGCAGAGAGCGCAGATCAACATTGGTAAGGCCATATCCAAGTACGAAGATGAGTATGTTCTACTCAGTAGTGTGATGAAAAGTAACAAGATGTGGAGTCAGTCGGAGCTGGTTGATCTTCTCCGGGATGAAGAGGTTAACCCCAACGGCTGTACCAGAAAGAAGCTACTTAACTGTATCGACCTGCTTAAAGGTAACAACCTACAGCTAGAAAGACGGGGCGAACACGGTAAAAAGTTCTATCGCTGGGTGCCAATGTAATCCCCAGAATACCCAGAATACCCAGAATCCCTCTAATCCCCTTCTGTAGGGGGCGGGTTGAGGGATGAATGGGGGGTTAAAACTGGGGGATTACGGGGAAACTGGGGAAACTGGGGAAACTGAAGGAGATTTATATGACCGATCCATCCCATCGCTGGATAGTCGATAAGAAAGATAAGCTAGATTTCTTTATTAGCTTCGTGAAAGATCAGTACGAGAGTGGCAAGCACATCCTGTACACAATCAAGGACACCACGCGAAGTGACAGGCAGAACAATGCCATGCACCTATGGTTCAGGCAGATAGCTAACGAGCTGAATGACGCAGGCTATTACGTACGGCACCCATTTAGCGACAAGCTAGAAATACCTTTTACTGAGGTGTTAGTTAAAGAGACGCTGTACAAGCCTGTTATAGGGGCCATGCACAGCAAGTCGTCAACAGCTAAGCTAACCCCTGCCCAGCTCTCGGAGGCCGCTGAGGTGCTAATTAGGTGGCTCTCAGAGCATAAGGGAGTCTATGTACCGTTCCCTCAACAACTGAAGGATCAATTGAAATGAAGGACGACGTAGAGATAGCCATTCAATCAGCAGTGACAATGGCAGAAAGGTCGGGGCGAGACGTGGCTATCATGCCAGACCTAAGCATTAAGTTTCTTAAGGATGCAGACCAAGATCCGTTAGAAATAATTAGATACAGCAAAGGGGAATAGGATGAAGCTTAAAAGAACAGCGGCAGATCACTGGTTCAGCAGGTGCGTAAGGCTACGTAACGACTTCAAGTGCCAAGGGTGTGGCTCACAGTACGAGTCAAACAGTAGTGGACTGCACTGCT